CTCTAGGATACCGTAGTCGAATCTGGGCCCTTGCGCCCATTTTTTATCAGTGCCCACAAGCCACTTGTTTAGCTCATTGCAAAAATATTCAACACCGACTCTATCATCAGGAGAAAATGCTTCTTCCTGTATGTCCTTATCTTGTTTAGACCACCACTCCAACGTCCCAGGATCAATGACACGCCCTTTTTCAGACTGCTCGTCTATCTCTAAACGAAACATAATGGGAGTATGCGGTAACTCATCAGTGTAAGGATTAAATTTAACACCGCCCACTGTTAAGACTACCGCATCAGATTTAGTGCCTAGAGTCTCAATGTCAATCATTGCATGAGTTGGCATTACTTGTACTGCCCAAATAGCTTATGAAAAAGTTCTGATGCTTCAGCATCAGACAACTGATCTTCATTGAAAATATCACGCTCTTGCTGATTCAGCACTCGCCAGTCAGTAAAATTTTGCTGAAATGTTTTTTCAGCAGAATATGCAAATACTGGACCAATTTCAGATTCTCGAATTTCGTTAGACATAATTTACTCCTAAGTTGTTACAGTAAATATTATACACAATACACATGACGTGTCAAGTATTTTTTTTACAATTTTGAAAAATATTTCTGATACAAAGATTCTTCGAGACCGTACGCTTCTTTTTCCCACGGTAACTGCTCATATCTAAGATGGTTGCGTATGTTATACTCGAACTGTTTGTTTATTAACTGTTTTGCGTGAACTAGCTCGTGTGTAAGGTTTAGCAGTAATTCACTTCTAGTGTATGTATGATCTGCGCTTTGTCGAGCAATCTCTATTTCAATATGCTCGAAATCCCCCCAACAGTAGCCTGCCATATCGTCATCTAGTCTACGACTGATCTCAACATTTATGTCAACGTCGATTGCACAATTTTCACAGAAGTCGTTCAGCATTAATTCTGATGCTTCTATAACTTTTTGTTTGTGTTTTAGTTGTCCGCTGATAAAAACATAGATCATTACGAAATAACAATATCTTCCATACCGGCAGTACGCAGTCGAGTAATGTGTCCTATCTGCCACTGCTTAGTATCTAAGCCCTTCATTATGCCCAAGTACTTGTTTCTCAGTAAAGCATATTGATTACAAAGGTGCGTTAGGTTGATAACACTGTCTTCGCTGTCAACAAACTTTTCAGCATCTCTGCTACTGAGCTGTCTGTTATAAGTTTCTAAATATTTACGAAATGTCTTAGAACGTTCTTTTCGAAGTTCAATGTTAAGGTGTTCCAGAATAGCTTCAATTTCTTGTAGTTGATTGAATCGGTGCTCTGTAATACCTGGGAGGGAGGCACTGGATTTCTCCAGGCTCCCTTTAATGGCACACTCGTATTTGGCTTCCTCTAACTCTTTTTCGTAGTAGTCAATCGAGTCAACAATTTTGCCTAAATTTTCTACTACAGAATTATACCAACCTGCCATAATTTAATCCCAGTCGTCTTCTTCGTCAATATCATCCATACCGAAATGACTTTTTGCCGCAGTTTTCAAAACTGAATCAAACATATCCATTTCGGTGGTGACATCACCTAGATCCGCTTCTTCGTCAAAGACACGAAGCATATGTTCTGCCGCTTCAATACGATCCTTTTTAGGAACGTAGTGTTTAACAGCATCCCAGACGTTTACCAATAGTAAAATATCAGGATTCATCAATCAAGTCCTCTTCATTTAGAGTATCGAGGGCGTCGATGTCAATATCAACATCATCGTCTGTATCAAAGTCCTTTTTAGGATTCTGCCCGAACTCTTGCATAATTAGCTCAAGCCGTTCTCCTGTCCAGCCTTTTCTGAACTCTTTTATTTCTTCGCCTGTTACCGGAGAAGTATAAGACAACTTGTTGCCTACTTTTTCTAAGATACCTTTGGCTTCAAGCATTTCAACCATGCCACTGTACGGATCCATACCAGTTTCATATGGTATTTTGATCTGCACACTTTCAAATGGTTTGCTATATCGTGTCTTCATAACTTTACATGCGGCACGAATGCCTTGTACTGTTGACACTTTATTTCCGTCTGCATCTTCTTTGAGCTTCAACTTCTTCATTGCAATAACAATACTACTTGCATAGATAAAGCCTTGACCACCTGAGATTTTATCATCTGGGTCAAACATATCTTGTGATGCGTATGTATGGTTAGTTGCAATAAGTCCGATCGGATGAGGTGCTAGCTGATTAACTGTGTTTCTAACTAGTGCTGTTAAAGCCTTGGGTTTTCTACCCATATCACCCTTCATGTCACCTTTTTGGAATTGGTCAACATCTGTGGGTGTTAACAACATACCCAAACTGTCAATTACAAATAACATTTTAGGTTGTTCGTCATATGGTAAATCGCCATAGTTAGATTTATAGTCTTTTACAAAGTCGCTGATTGTTTTAGCCACATCATCGATCATGCTGACACTAATTTTGAGAAGTTTCTCAGGACTAGTGTCTACATCCAATGCTTGTAGCCAATCCTCATCAAGTGCGTTTTCACTATCAAATAGTACAACTTGACAGCCTTGTTGTTGTGCATTACGCACTAAATTACCGGAGCAGATAAAACTTTTACCCGACCCGGATTCTCCTGCAAACACACTTACCTTACCAAGCGGAACTCCTTTTTTGAAGTCTCCGCTGATAAGATAATTTAGCGTGTAATTACCGGTGCTAATCCAGTCTTGAGGATCGTGAAAACCTGCACTGATACCAGAGATGCTTTTAGTCAATCCTGTTCTGAATTTATTTAAGTCAAATGGTTTCTGCATGTTAGTCCCCTTAGTTACGGTTTCTAATCATGTTCAGAATATCATCTGCACTTGGTTTCTTGCCGGTTGTTTCAACTACTGGCTCAGGCTTAGTTTCCACCGCAGTTGCTTGAGTTTCAACTGCTTCAGAAAGAGGGGCAGTTGGCTCTGCCACAGTTTCTACTACCGGCGCCGGAGCCGGAGCTGGTTCTGAACTTTGCACTGGTGCTGTAGTCGTTTGTTTTGCTGAACTAGGAACTTCTACGCCATATGGCTTGTAAAAGTTACCCCACTTTTCGGGGTCATAAAGCTCACCATCAACGCTTGCTTGGAACATTTCGCTAATTGCTTGTAGTTCATCTTGTCCAGGTCGCTTTGGAAGGAAGTCTGACAAGTTATACAAACCGTGCGTGTCAATAGCAGACAATTCATTCTCATCTAGTGCACGTTCTTTTCTAGCCCACTTACTAGTAGAATAATCTGCATACTGACCTTTTGTGGTCTTTGTTACCCTAAAGTCCGTTCCGTTCATGTAATCAGTCGGCATATTTTCCATGTCTGGATCCATAAGTGCTGACTTGATGATGTTAAAGATTTGTGGTGAAATCACAAATCTTCGAATTGGGTTTTCAGGTGTTTCCTCAGAAAGAGGATTTTCTGGAACAAAACCTTGAAAAATATAGGAACGCTTCTTCCAATACTTTCGACCTAAATCTTCTAATGAAGGATCTTTAAACCAAGGACGAACCTCAGTTAGTACTGGACAAGTGTCACCATACATTTCTGCACAAGGTACTTGCACAGTCACAGGCTTCATGTCGCCGCCTTTTACGCCTGGGAAAGTCAAACGAATCATTTGTCTTTCTACCCAAAAGAATGTGTTGTTAGGATCGTTATCAGGCAAGAACCTCAGTGTTGCTGAAGTGCCTTCATCGATATTCCAGTGGGGGTAAATGGCGTTGTCGCCGCCTGAACTTGATTGGCTTCCGGAACTCTTAGTTTCCATTGCCTGTAGTTTTGCTCTAATTTCTGCCAAAGATGCCATAATTGTTTCTCCTTATATGTTTTTGCCATGTTTTGCCATGTTCGTAGTAAAACTTTTACTACTGATTAATATTACTTTCTTTGTGCCATGTTGTCAACCTTTTTATACTACAGTTGACATGTAGTTAAAATTTATTTATCAAAAATTACGAAACTGTCAATGAATTTTTCGTATCTAGCAGATGCTGACTCTGTTAAATCTTCTGCCATTGGAATATTAGTAGGTTGCTGTGCAGACAGCAAAGACGCTTTAACAGCTCTATATTCCATTGCATCCAACGACCCGCCGTCACTAAGTTTAGTACCAATAGATCCTAAATAACTCGCTAGCCGCTGATTTCGAACTACACTGCTTAACTGTGAAACTTGGTACCCAAGTTTTGCATGAGGATCTGCAAACTCTAACGGCTCTTCTGATATAACTTCTTTTGCGCCAGAAAAACTTTCAGACTCAATAGCAGACATAATGAAACTTTCAAACGAATTTTTTCTATTAACCAAGTGATTGATAGTGTCTACTGCATTAGCAACTTTTTCATCGAAATGTTTCTG